CACCGTGGTAGCAAGATTGCTTACTCGGGTGACGATCAGATCGTTCCTTACTTCCAGTTCGGACTCTCGGATGAGATTTCGTGGCAGGCACAGTACGCCGGTCAGGGCTTTCAGGACATTCGTGCCCTTTCGGCTCAGAGCCTTCTTTATTCTTCCATGCTTATGGAGGAGAAGATGCTGCTCATGGGTCGTGGCACGAACGCCGCATTTGGCGGTGCGCTTGCTGCCCCGGTGACCACCACGCTTACCGCTCGTGCGGCTGCTACGGGTGAGACGGCTCTTGGTCTTACTGACAAGATCACCGTGTTCATCACGAGTGACGCTGGAGCATTCGGTGAGTCGGTTATTGGTACGGCTGTTACGTCGGCTGCTGCTCTTACTTCCGGTCAGGTTGTTGATGTAACCATCACGACTCCGGTTGCGGGTGCTCTTGGCTACAACGTGTATGCCTACCATGACGCTGGCGCTCTGCTTGCCGCTGCATGTTTCTATCAGGGTCGTACTGGTGGACTTGTGTTCACCCTTCAGGGCACTCTTAGCAACACCAGCAAGGCTGCTTCGGCTGTTGGTGCGGACACTTCGGCTTACGCCAATGGGTACGATGGCATCATGGCAACCGTTACCAGCGCAAACGCCGGTTACCGCAAGGTTCTTGGTGGCGCATTCAACGGCACCAGCCCCGGCGCTGAGTTCCAGACGGCATTCGCCTCGCTGTACAACTCGGTGAAGGCAGACCCGGACGAGATTCTGTTCAACGGTTCCGACCGTAAGGCTCTCAGCGAACTGCTGAAGAACTCGTCTAGCACCAACTACCGCCTCACCCTCCAGCAGGATGAGATTGGTAATGCGGTGATTGGTTCTGTTATCACGGCGATCCAGAACGAGGTCACCGGCAAGGTGGTCCCGATGACGGTTCATCCGTGGATGCCGCAGGGCAACACCGCAATCCTGTCGTACACCCTTCCGATTCCCGACACTCAGGTGTCGAACGTGTGGTCGGTTGTTAACGTGCAGGACTACACCGGTATCAACTGGCCGGTAACGCAGTTCACGTACGAGACTTCCTCGTACTGGTACGGTACGTTCCTGTGCTACGCCCCGGCGTGGAATGGTTCGATCACCGGCATCACCGCCGCCTAAGTGATCTAGAGTGTGCAGCCCGGTCCTAATCCCCATCTTGGGGCCGGGCTGCACGATGGGGAAAGGATGTAACGATGAGGATGCTCCCGCCCGATAAGGCTGTTGTCGAAACTGAGGTTCCGCGCGGTGTTGTTTATCGGATGCAGAAGGATGGCACTATTCATGCTGATGAGCGTGATGTGAAGGCTCTCCGACAGGCAGGTTATACTGCACCACAGTTGGGCGGGTTTGCTCGTTCTGCTGGTTGGATTTGTCAAGATTGTCGCCATCACGGATACTTTAAGAAGTGCAAGTGTGGTAGCGAGAATACTGTTAAGGGCACTACAGTAGATGTGTGAAAGGAGTGAAGCGTGACACAGCAAGTCGGGTCGATCACGCCTCTTGGCTCCCATCCATATATCACGATTGCCGAATATAAGCAGGCTCCTACGGCGGTTGATGTTGACGACTTTGTGGGTGGCGGTAGTTTGGCTTTGAACGATGTTGAGTTGGGCAATGTGCTTGCTCGTGCTTCATCGTGGATTGATGCTCATTGCGGTCAGGTGTTGGCTGCTACGGTTGATACTGAGAACTTTAGGTGCCGTGCTTCTCGTGACGGGTTCCTGCGTATGCACCCTCGTTATTCGCCTATTGCTGCGGTTGTGTCTGCTTCGTTTGGGTCTAGCCCGCAATCTATGCAAACCTTGGATGAGAATACGGCATGGATCGAATCTGAGTCTGTTGTTTTTCCTTTGACTCTTTCTAATGCTTCTTTCTTGGGTTCTATCCAGTTTTCTAGGAATTATCAGGTTCTTGCAGAACAGTTCGCAACTATCACCTATATTAACGGATACGCTAATTCCACCGTTGGTTCGATTTCTGTTGTGGGTGCCACATCTTTGGCAGTAGGGGAATTGGCTGGGTTTACCCCTAATACAAAGTTCACGATCTTTGATGGGGTCAGTACTGAGATAGGAACGGTTGCTTCAACCTTTGTTCCCTCTACGGGACCGGGTACTGTCACGCTTGCTTCTGCGCTTCTGTATGGTCATGCTGTGGGGGTGTCGGTGTCGGCTCTCCCACCTGCTGTTAAGCAGGCTTGTATCTATATGACCAACGTCATTCTTAAGTCTCGTGGAAATGCTGCGCTGGTCATGGATTCGATTACGGCAACAACGATTGTTGGCAATAACCCGAATGTGTCGAATGATTACAATATGGCTTGTGACTTGTTGAAACCGTTCCGTAGGATTCGTTAATGTCTAGAACTACGGTTCGTGCGGCTATCGCCTCGTTTCTTGCTCCTCCCAATGTGGCGGGATTGAATAAGGTGTTTACGGCTATGCCTAAGCGTGTTGAGGGTACTTGGTTCCGTTATGGGCAGCCTGCGGGTACGTATTCGGGGGCTGTTGCAATTGTTAATATTGTTGCAGAACGTGAGGAGCGCATCGCTCTCGGTGGTGAACATTCCGGCAAGAAGTGGGTTCACTACGAGGTGAGTCTAGATATCTTCACGCACTCCATACATCGCCATTCAGAAGATGCGATGGCAGACTTTGATACACTTATTGATAACATCAAAACAAGAATCAGAGCCGATAGACGGCTGGGTAATGATGCTGTAATCTTTGAGTCAGGCGAACGCTATTTAGATGGAGAATACGGTGAACCCCGAGTTCTTCAAGATGGGGCCACAGAGATTTGGGGTTCAATCCGTTTTGAGGTTTCGGAGGTTATAACATCATGAAGATTAGAGTTGAGGATGAAAGGTATTTCCCCACGTTGGGAATCCTTGCAAAGCCGGGAGACGAGGTAGAAATCCCTGATGTTGATTTCAATTTGCAGCCTCCTGTTGTTGCCCCTGTTATTGATGTAAAGTCCATTGCAGTCAAGACTGCTAAGAACGAAATGGTGGTGAACGATGGCTCTACCCCGCAGTAGGTCATTTATCGGTATTGCTAAGGACGCAGCCCGTCCCACTCCCGGTACCCCTCCGACGGCTACGGTCGCTACGGATTACATCCCGTTTACCTCTTTCAACCCGCAAGACATGATTAAGTACCTTGATGACAAGGGCATCCGTGGGTCTATGACCGAGGAGTTCGATGTTGTTCAAGGGAACATTCATAGCGAACTTGATCTTTCGGGTGACGTATTCCCCGATACCGTTGGCTATCTTTTTGGTGGTGTATTCGGCGAAGTCGCGTTTACTGCAGGCACCCCCAACCAGCATGCTTTCACCCTCTACAACTCGGCAGTTGGTAGCAGCCAGCCGATTTCTTTCAGCGTTGTAGATTACTACGCTGGGATTCCGACTGCTGGCGGCACGATTTACGCTAGGACGTATGCGGGTTGCCAATGGCAGTCGATTGATACCAAGTTTACTGCTGATGGTCTTATGACGTATTCGGCTAAGGCTATGGGTTATCAGTCGGCTACTACTACTTCAATCCCGACCCCGTCGTTTAGCACGGTTGCTCCGCTTCCGTCGTGGACTGGCAGCGTTACGATTGACGGTGTGGCCTCTGCTGTGCTTGCTGACGGTAACGTCAACATCAGTAGGACTGTTGAGCCGATCTTTACGGTTGACGGCAACCAACAGCCTTATCAGATTTTTGCTGGTCCGATGACTGTTTCGGGTGCGCTGAAACTGGTTTATGAGAACGACGCTAACAGTTACACCCGGTTTAAGGACAACACCCGTGGTGCTGTAGTGATTGATTTTGTTTCGGGTGCCGGTGCTACGCAAACGGAAGTTAAGTTCCAGATGTCCAAGTGTGCGTTCACGGTTGCTAAGATTGACCGCAGCAAGGATTACATTGAAGTGGACCTTACTTACAAGGCGCTTGCTAACGCTACCGATATTGGTGTGTCCGCAGGTTACGGGCCTTGCAAGGTCACTCTTAAGAACACTAAGTCTACTGGCACCTTTGGGTGACCTACTGAGAGAGTTGATGGGATATGCAGAGAGTTACTGTTCATAATGGTTGGGTTGATTATCGTGAGCCGGAGGATACCCCTGAGCGTCTGCGTCGTCGCGTGACAATGCTGGCTTCTCAGGCTCCTGCGGTGGCGGCACGAGTCAATGGCGATTCCGAAACAAGTATCAACGAAGCCGATATGGGTTTCCTTCTCGGGTTCAACGATGCGGTAGCAATGTGTCTTGTTATGGGTTGGTCTTGGGAGCAGCCGGTAACTGTTGACGGGCTACAGGACCTTCCGGGTCGTGTGTACGATGAGATTATTAAGCATTGTCAAGATTTGGTTCCTCGTCTGCTGCCGTCGTTTGCTGTTGATGTTGACCCAAAAGCCCCTACCGAGAGTTAAACCGTATTGATAGTGCCCTTAAGGGCATGTATGACCCTCGGTTTCCTATACGCCCGGAGTTGCGGGATTACCAGTTAGCCCGCACCTTTGGGTGGACTCGCGATGAGATTGACGATCAGCCTGCGGTGTGGTTAGATTGGTTGTTGGCGATTCATGGGAAGATGCGAGAGGCAGAAGCGGATGCCGGTAGAGTTTAGATTTGAACATTTTGAGTCGGCTGTATTCAAGTTGAAGGCCGTGTTTGGTCCTGCATCTTCTGAGCGTGTGATCGAAGCGATGCGTGACAGCATGGAAGAATTGGGTTTGGCTGTTCAGGCGCAGGCTAAGGGACGTGGCGGTTTGACTCGTTGGCCCGCCCACAAACCTAGGACGTGGACTACTTCTGAACCCGGCACTCCTCCTGCGCGCATTTCGGGGGATTTGTTAAACTCTGTCGAAATTAAAAGAAACCGGCAATCTCGTCGTTTGAACTCTGTTTGGATTCGTGTTGGTTCCGATCTTCCTTATGCACAGGTTCAAGAGTATGGTGGGATGTCATCTTTTGATGGGGCTAAAGCGGTCTTTGATAAAGGTCCCAAATATATTCCGGCTCGCCCTTTCATGCGCCCTGCTTATGACCGTGTTATGGGCGGTAAATCGGGTACGGCTGCTAGGATTGTTAGGGATAATGTGCATCGCACGTTGACTTCTACTTTCCTTAGAGCGTAAGGTCTATCATGGCTGATGATATTGGTGTTAATGTCAATTTGACAGCCGATGCTTCTGGCTATGTTGCGGGAGCGGATAAAGCGACGAAAGCCACTCAGGCTTTGGCGATGAGCATGTCGCTGTTGGAACAAACCAATAAGCGTGCTGCGGCAGAACTTCCTAAGTTTATTGGTTTTATTAATGATTTGAATAACCAAGGTGCGGTGTCTGCTGCCCAACTTTCTAGAGTTCAGAACTCTATGGACAACTATGGTAATTCTATTATTGGTGCGAAGAAGCATCTTTTAGATTTGCAATCTGTTCAATCTTCCGCTTATGGCAAATCTGTGACTATGGCCGAGCAGGCTGCAAAGCGTGATTGGCAAATCCGAGCGGATAACCAAAACCTTCAATTTGAATTGTTGGCTAATCAGGCCCGTCGCAACTCGGCAGCAAAGGCTGCGGAGGCTGCGGAAACGGCTAAGGCTGCTAAACGTGAGTGGCAAATTCAAGCGGATAACCAAAAACTTATATTTGAATTGATGGCTAACAAGGCTAGGGCCGCTTCTGAATATCACAAACAGGCTCTGGCTCGTGCGGAGAAAGAGGCTGCTGCACAAAGTAAAGCCGCGGGTGCTAGCGCTCATGCCAATCAGGCTAAAACTAATGGTTTACTCAGCGTATTTAATACCGGGTTGACTGGTTCTATCGCGAAGATGGGTCTTTACGGTGCTGCTGCTGTTAAAGCGTTTGAGATGGTTAAAGGCACTTTCGGCAAGATTATGCATTCGTATCAGAAAATGGGTTATGACATTTATGGTCTAAAACTTATTACGAACGATACAACGGAACAGGTTTCCGAGTTGTTGTATATTTCCCAGAAGTTTGGTGTGTCGTCGTTGAGTTTGCAGATGCGATGGGCGCAGGCCGCTAAGCATCTTGTTGATAACAATAAGTGGATTAGGGCACTTGGGATTGAGTACAAGAATCTTGATGGCACAACTAAACCTGTTATCAACATGCTTGGTGAGATGGGTGACAAACTGAATGCAATGGCCGATAGCGAGAAGCGTGAGGCTGCTGCTATGGCTATCTTCGGTCGCGGCTATAAAGACATTCTTCCTATTCTTGTGCAGGGTTCTGCCGGTATGGAGAAGTTGCGTGAGGAAGCCCGCCGATACGGTGTTGTTTGGGATGATGACGATTTGCGTAAATCGCGTGAGTACGGCATGAATATGAAGGAGTTGGCTGCGGCGTTTCAGGGTTTGACCAACATTATCGCTCAGAAGGTGGCACCGATTTTGTCGGATGTTATTCGCAAACTGGCTCTTTTGATTGGGTCGTTTACTCGTTCGTGGAAAGCAAGCGCAGGTTTCCGTACCGGAGTCAAGTTGGTTGCTTTGGCTTTGGTAATGCTTATTAGTCCTGCTACTGCGGTAATCGGGATTCTTGTTTATCTTATTCAACACTTTGAAGTGGTTGGCGACGTCATTGTTGCGGTTTCGGAACTATTGGGTACTGTTGTGGGTAAGGGTGTTGGTGTTGCGGCGGCAGCATTCAAGATGTTGATGGATACCGTGTTGGAGTTTGCTAAGGGCTTTTTGAGTGTGGGCGAGATTCTTACTGGTAACCGTTTTTGGAAAGCCGTTTTTGGTGATGGTGCTAATGAGGGTATTAAAGCGGCTCGTGATACTATTGACGGGTTTAAGATCACTATGGATAAAGCGGTTGGCGGGTTTGCCCAGTCGGCTTGGGATAATGGTGGTAAGTGGGGTAAGAAGTTTGGTGAGGGCGCTGTTTCTTTTATAAAGAAGTTGAAGTTGCCCAAGACTAAGATGTCTGATTTCAACCTTGGTTGGTTGGGTGGTACGGAGGACCCTGATCCGAATGCTAAGGGTGGCGGTGGTGGTAGTAAAAACAAGTTGTTGGAGCATTTCAAACAGATGGTTGAGGCTTCTCGGGCTTCGTTGAATGCTTTGATTGAGGAAGCAAAGAATGCTAAGAAGCAGATGGATGATACGGCTAGTAGTGTTCGGGATGCTTTGCGTGGGGCTTTTAGCATTATGGAGTTGGCTGATGAAACTGCTGGCGGTCGGTGCGGTCAGGGCATGTTGCGTTTGTTCCAGCGCCGTCTGGAGGCTATGCGTGGCTTTGTGGCTAATCTTCGCAGGTTGCGTGATATGGGTGTTCCGGCAGATTGGTTGGGGGAAATCGCTCATGCTGGGGTGGAGAAGGGCGCGCAAGTCGCACAGATGTTGGTGAACCAGCCGGGTGTGATGGCTCAGATGGCTGAGTTGCGTACGCAGATGAATGTGGAAACGCAGGCTGCGGGCGAGTTTGTTGGTCAGGCAATGTTTGGTGACAAAATTGCGGATGCTATTTCTCGTTCTGGCGCTTATCAGCAGCAGTTCCAAACCTTGCTGTTGCAGGGTAAGAAGTTTGGGTATCAGCCGACTCAGGAAGATATTGCGGTTGCTACACAGAATATTGCTAATAGCGTGTATATGACTGTTGGCACTAATGCCGATCCGTATGCGATTGAGCAGGCTATTGCGTGGGCGCTTAGGACTGGGATGAGCAGCGGTGGTGGTGTAAGGCGACCGATGTTTGCTCCGAGCGCAGGGTCACAAATGTCTACTAACGCCCCGTTCTTTGGTGGTACATTGGGTCCTTCTCAGAATCTTTTGCAACCCGGATTGCAAGGAGCGGTGGACTGATAATGGCTTCTTTTGCTACTCTCACACAGAATTATCAGTTTGCTTTTGGCGACGGTACTGTTGGCGATCAATGGGTGTTCGGCGGTCCCGGTGCAGGCGTTCAGGTTTTGGAAGTGCAAGGGTTGGAGGGGTTGCCGAACCTTCGCACACAGGACACAAATCGTGGTTATATGGACGGTTCGTTTTCGGGCCGAGATTTTATTGATGCCCGTGTTATTACGTTCACGTTGCAAATCATGTCTGATAACACAAACTCTATGCAAACCTATTTGGCTGAGTTGCAGAAGTATTTGATGCCACAACGGTCGGGTATGAATGTGTTGCAGGTGTATTTGCCGGGTGGTCGTGGTGTTCGCCGCTTGTATGGGCGTGTTCGTAAACGGCAAATTGTTATTGACCCTAATTATTCGTTTGGTCGGGCTGTTGCCACGCTAGAGTTTTTTTGTCCTGATCCTCGCATTTATGCGGATACGGTTACGTCATACACGATTAATAGTTTGTCGTCCCTGTCCCGAACGTATAACCGGGTGTATGGTAGTTCGACCACTAGCAACACTATTGGTGTTGGCTCCAAGACGTTTACGGTGGGGGCCAGTTTGGGTTATCTTCCGGGGCAAACTATTACTGCTCAAAGTCAGGGTACTCCGACGGCGTATATGACGGGTACGGTTACGTCTTATTCGGTTACAACGCTTATTACGAATATGACTGTGACTGCTGGGGCTGGTACGTTCACAGATTGGGCGCTTATTAACCCAAGATATCCGACGGCTATTGCTGGCTCATCGGGGTCGGTAACTGTGACTAATGTTGGCAACTACGAAACTTGGCCTTCACTCTCTATCTCTACTTCTTCTACCTCTTGTTCTGGAATTGTTGTCTACAATTACACAACAGGAGATGTTTTGTCGTTTCCAAACTTGACGTTGGGTGCGAGCGACACGTTGGTGCTAGACTCGGATTTGCGTACTGTGCTTGTGAACTCCAGTCCTTCTCGGAACAGCATGTCTACTGGTTCTCGTTGGTTTCCGTTGCCCCCGGATGAGGCGCAAACAATCGGGTTGTCCGCTGTGACTGGTACCGCTTCTTGTACCATCACTTATCGTGACGCTTATATCTAAGGAGATATAGATGGCTTTCACTTTGGCTCAACCGGCTTACGGGCAGGCGGGTTCGTATACGGCGCAGCAGGATCGTTTTGTGTTGCAGGCTACGACTGTTACTCCGGGCGTGCGTCGTTTGGGTGCCCCTTCGGGTACGGTTGCTAACGCTGCTTTGAACGTGATGACAGGCGATCTTGCGGTTACTTCTTCCGGTGCTACCGATTCCAAGGTGAATGTTGGTGCGGGTGATGCGTTCATTTATGGCGGGTCGGGACTGGGTGTTTATCATGCGTATAATGATGCTGCGATTCTGTCGTCGGCTTTTGCTTCTTGCCCCACTAACACTCGTATTGATCTTGTTACTATTCAGGTAACGGATACAGGGCTAGCGGCACCTTCTGTTGCTGTTGTGATTGTTACGGGTACTGCTGCGGTGACTCCTACGGCCCCTGCTACGCCTGCTAAGGCGATTGCTTTGGCGCAGGTCACTATTCCTAATGCGTTTGTTTCAGGGACTTCTCAGGTTCTTGCATCAAGTATTAGGGATGTTCGACCCAAGGCGCAGTTGCCTGACTTCTCGGTGCCGTCGTTGGCTAACAACTTGAACTCGGGTCGTGTCGATACCCCTTATGCCCCGGTGTCTGGCAATGTGATCTTTGATACGTCTGTTGGTAGCCTGAAGTCGTACAGCAACCAAAGTCTTATTGGGACATCAGTTACTAGCACGTTGATTGGTACTGGTTCTAAGGTGTTTGCTACACAGGCGGGGTTGTCTATTACTCCGGGTGCTGTGGGTACCGGTCAGCGTGTCCGGTTGGTGTCTCGCGCGGGGGTAGAAGCAAACCCGATAACGACTTCTTCGTCGTCAATTGCCATTGGTACGGGCGCTAAGGTGTTTACGGTTGGTGCCGGTTTGACGTTTGTTGCGTCCCGTGTGCGTGTGCAGTCGCTGGCTAATCCGGCTAACTTTGTGGAGGGCACGTTTACTTATGTGTCCCCAACTTTGACTGTCACGGTTGATACGACCGGAGGGTCGGGTACGTTCACGGATTGGTTGGTATCTAACGTCCAAAACTGGATGGAGGGTACGGCTACCGCTTATTCGGGTACTTCGCTAACGGTTTCTGTGGATGCAACATCGGGTGTTGGTACGTTCACGGATTGGATGATTTACGGGTTTGCTTGGGAGCAGCCTGTTAAAGCGTTGGCTTCCGGTGTGCATGATGGCACTTACCGGTTTGTGCCGCAGATCATTTCTCCGTCTACGGCTACACCGTTGCTCCCTGTTGATGGAACCCAATGGTTCCAACCCGATACTAACCGGCTGTTTATTTATGATGGTTCCGCTTGGGTGCAGATGGCTGCAACAGGTGGGTGGACGGCGTGGACACCAACATGGACCGGTTTAACGGTTGGTACTGGTGGCACAAACGTCGGAGCCTATAACCGTATAGGTAAGAAAGTAGAGTTCTATTTGCGGGTTGTGCTTGGCACCACACCTGCGTATCTTGCAACGACCACGTTTCCGGTGCCCGTCGGGACACCTGCGATGGCACCCGTTGTGGACATCATAGGCACTCGTGGTGCGGCCCGCTGGCAATGGTTCCCGATAGTTGTATCCGGCAGCACAACCGTGCAACTCGGCTATCCAGCAGCCGGTTGGGCAACTGCTGCAACCGGTGGGCAACTCACCGGAACAATGAACGTAGCCGGTTATGCTACGGCAACAGCCGGTGATGTACTGGACATTTCCGGCTGGTATGTGACGACGTAAAGGACGATAGATGGCTTTCTCTGCACCTTCCTACGGTCAAGCCGGTTCATATACCGCTGCTTCGGATCGCACTTTCAACAAGGCTAATGCTGTCACGGCCGGTGTTCGCCGCCTCATTCCTCCTGCTGGCGGGTTGATGGCAGGCGATCTTGCTGTTACGGGACAAGCCAACGGCACGGTCAACGTCGCTGCTGGCGATGTGTGGATTAACGATAGTGCATCTACCGGTTTCTATTATTCAAATAATAATGCGACTACTGCGTCGTCGGCGTTTGCGACTAATGCTACTGGGGCTTTGCGTACCGATCTAATCTATTTGCAGGTTACCGATACTGGTGTTGCTGCCCCTACTGTTGCTATTGCGATTGCTACTGGTTCGGTAATTGTTCCTGCGATGGCTATTGGTTTGGCAACTATCACTATCCCTATCGGTTTCACTTCGGGTACTACGCTGGTTGCGGGTACACCTAACGTGACGATTACTGATCTTCGTAAGAAGGCGCAGTTGTGGGATTTGGCTGTTGCTAGTACTGCTAGTGTTGCTACCCCTATTGCTGGCAATGTTGTGTTTGATGCGTCAGTATCGCCGTATGGCAAGTTGAAAGTTTATGACAGTAACGGCGCATGGAATACTTTGGCTTCTACGGTTGGTTCAGGGTTCACTAACGCTGATATGGCTTCCGGGTACACGATGTTGTATCAGTCGGGTACAGCCCCGTTGTCGCCTACGGATGGGCAGTTGTGGTTTGATACCACTACTAAACGGTTGATGGAATATCGGTCGTCTGATGCGACATGGCAGCGTATTGCTCATACGATTACTACGGGTCGTACGGGTGCTACTTTGCGTAGTACCGCAGCCTCTAATGTTATTTCTACTAACACGGCAACAACAATGACTATCCAAACAGAAGATTATGATTCGGATGGTTTCATTGCTGTGCCTAGCAGTACTGTCACGATTCCTGCCGGTTTGGGCGGTTTGTATTCTATTTCGTTCTGCGGCATTTTTGGTGTGAACCCCGGAACGTCAGCGATCTTTTATGCTGCAATCACTCGCAGCGGAACCGTTTATTCGTATACGGGTACAGCACCCGGTAACTCGTCCGGTATGCCAAGTAATAACTCGCTTGGTGGGACCGCTCTTGTTTCGTTGTCTGCTGCGGACACAATCCAATTTCGTGTGTATCACGCTCAGGGCGGCAACGTGCAGGTCGGCGGTATCTACGATATCTATAGGATTTCTGCATGACGTACCCGCAGTATCGCTATTTGCTTATTGATCTTATTGCACCGTACCCTGTTATTGGGGAACTGCAATTCACTTCGGTTACATGGTCACGGGTGTTGAACAGTAACGGGGAGTTCTCCGGGTCAATTAACATTAACGATCCTCGGGCGCTTACCAATGTGGGGACACAAAGCGGTGGGTACACATCCAGCATGGAGTACATCACCCAACCGGGACGTGTCGGTTTGTATGTCGAACGTAACAACGAAATTGTGTGGGGTGGTATCGTTTGGACACGTCAATGGGATACCGCTAACCAATCTTTAACTATTGGGGCGCAAACCTTCGGATCATATTTTGATCGTCGCATTGCCCGAGATAATAAGAATGGAACGGGCGCACTTGTGTTCTCGGATACCACAGACCAGTTTCAGGTTATGGTGGGACCGGACGGCGTTCTTGACAACATGGATTCGGCTACACAAACTTTGGCTAATGGCACCATTATTTCCGGTGACATCGGTATTGATTATGATGCGGCCGCTGTTTCGGGTGTGACCCTTCCGGGGGTTTATGTTGTTTACGATTATGAACATAAGAAAGTGTCAGATGTTCTGTCGGAAACCTTTTCGCAATCCACGGTCGGAAGCAGCAACTTGGGTTTCGATTGGGATGTTGACGTTTATTATGATGCTACTAATGCTTTGCGTCGCACGTTCACCCAGTATTATCCGACGAAGGGGAACACGGACCGGAACTCTAACGTGTTGCCTACATTGGAGTTTCCGGGGTCTGTTCTTTCTTACATGTGGCCTGAAGATGGAACAAGCATGTGTACACTTATTCATGCTGTTGGACCGGGTAGCGGCGAAGGTATTTATACCACCTATCTTTCGCCGCAGATAGGGTTCACGCAGACGGGTTATCCGATGTTGGAGGATACCGAATCGTTTACTCAAATCCCTTGCCCGGATACTGTGGATGCTTTGGCACAAGCGAAAGCGGATGCTCGGTCTGCCCCGGTTGTTACCCCCTCGTTTGTGTGGTCGCCGGGTTGGCAGTTCTTGCAGGCTTCTAATTTGGAGGCTACTGTTGGGCCTGCTATTGGCGAGTTTCGTACGGGTGATGTGTTCCGTATCCGGTTGAATGATTCACGGTTCTTGAATGGGGCCGAGTTCTTTTTGCGGTTGACGCAGTTCACAGTTTCTGTTGGCGATAGTGGTGAGGGCGAATTGGTAACGGGGTCGTTCTCGTTGCAAACCTATTAGGAGTCACGATGGGTGTTGTTAATAAGCAACCTAGTTTGAAACAAATGTTGGATGCTTTGGAACGTAGGCTTTCTGCGGTTGAACGGTCCCGCCGGTTTACGATTCCGGTGTTGCAAGATTGGACGCAGTATCCGTTGACTCCTCAGTCGGGTGATATTGTGCAGGATGCTGAAACAGGGTTTCTGTTTGTGTACTGCATTGATGGGGACACGGTGCCTACGGGTACGGTGACTGTTGCGACCGGGGCTGCGACGGTTGCTGTGAGCCAGTTGCGTGGGTTTAAACCGTATCAGTCGGTTGCGGTTGTTACTGCTGGTACCGATTATTATGCGGTGGTTCAGGCGGGGTTTACGCCTACAACTGGGGCTGGCAGTTTGCCGCTTACGTTTCTTGCGTTGACTGTGAACACTCCTGCGGGGTTCTCCGCGACTGTTCCGAGTGATGGTGTGTTGGCGGTCACAAGATTGCAGGCTGCGTCGTGGCGGCAACTTGTTACTTCTTCTGATCTGATTGCCAAGCAGGCACAGATTGCAGCGGGTACACTAGGGACAGCATCTTTCTCAGGACAGAACTCTGCTGTTGGCGCTCTTACGGGCGGTACCGGGGAGATGCTTGCAGTTAACGGGTTCCCCCCGTACCAAGCGGTCTAGGAGGACTAGATGGGTTTGCGTGACGAGTTGGTTTCAGGTAGCAAAGAGCAACCGTGTGGGGTTGGCAAGTTGTTGCGTGTTTTGCCACCTGATGTTGCTGCCGAACTGGTTGAGTTGATGGATGATTTGGTTATCAAACATTCCCAGTTGGAGCATTTGTCGAAAGCAAAAGGCTGGTCGGGTATGTCTGCCGGGATTATTGGTAGGCACCGTCGGAAGGATTGTGGATGTCTCTGAAGGATGAATTGCCTGCTGATAGCGGGTTGCAACGTCGAACCGATAAAGCGGAACGGGAAGCGCGTGATGCGGTGTCTCGTGCCCGTGCGGCTGAGGTGCAGTTGGAGCGTGTTGAGCGCGAGTTGGGGTTGATGACCCGGTTGTCGGCTGGTGTGTCTGATCCTCCGGGTTGGCTGGTTAAGCCTGCAAAGCCGGGACGTAAGCATCATGGGACACCGTGGTTGTTGCTGTCTGATTTGCATTTGGATGAGGTTGTTAACCCTGCCGAAATGATGGGGGTCAATGCTTATAACCGGAAGATTGCGGAGCAGCGTATGGCTGCGACGTTTGAGTCTACGGTGAAGGTGACACAGGATTATTGGACTGGTATCCAGTATGACGGCATTGTGGTCCCGTTGATGGGCGATTTGTATAGCGGGGATATCCATGAGGAACTTGCTGAAACAAATGAGGACAGCATTCTTGGAAGCATTCTTCATTGGACTGATCATCTTGCTGCTGGCTTGCTGCTACTTGCTGACACTTTTGGGCATGTCCATGTTCCTGTAGTGGTGGGTAATCATGGCCGTCAGTCTCGTAAGCCTCGCGCCAAGTTCCGTGCTCGCACTAACTATGATTGGTTTACCGGTCATCTGCTCGCTAGACAATTCAAGGGCGATAAGCGGGTGACGTTTGATGTGTCTGAGTCTGCTGATTGTTTGGTGCAGTCGTATGGTCATAAGGTGATGGTGACGCACGGCGATCAAGCAAATGGTGGTAACGGTATTGGTGGGGCGTTTATGCCGATCATGCGGTTGGATGCCAAGAAACGGCAACGTCAGGCGGCGGTTCACCAATCATATGATTTGATGGTTCTTGGTCATTGGCACACCCTCATGTTTGGCCCCAACTTTGTGGTTAATGGGAGCCTGAAGGGGTATGACGAGTACGCTGCGGTTTCTAACTTCGGGTTTGAGGAGCCTGCTCAGGCGCTGTTTCTGATGACACCTGAACATGGAAAGAGTTGGACGGCTCCCATTCTTCCGATGAACAGGAAACGCGAGGGTTGGTGACGGCTGCTTGCTTTCGTTTGGCGGCTAGGTCGGCGGCTGTTTCGGGGCTGTATGCGGCTTCTTCGTAGAGGGTGACGGCGGTACGCCAGTTGCTTCTGCCTGTGAGGGCGAGGTAAAGGAGGTGTGCTAGGTCGGCCCATTGTTCTGCTGCTGCTGTTGCTTTGTCCATTTCTTCCAATTCTTTAAACGCTTTCTTCGTCGCTTTGCGGAACGATTCCAATTCGGAGGGTGGAACCCGCAGGGATGGGTGGGCAGATGCGGTCGGGTCGGGGGTAGTCAAGGTAGGCGTAGCCTTTCATCATGTCGGGGCCGAATCCTATGCGTACATGTTCGTACCACAGGTCGTGTAGGTGGGGTGGGAGGGAGCCAAATGTGGTGAACTCTACCCCGATTTCGGGGGCGCTACCTATTGCCAATGCTGTTCCATTGGTGGCGTGGGTCGGCTAGGTGCCGGTCTAAACGCATTGCTTCGTAGCGGAGTAGGTTCATTAGTCGGATCGCTTCGTCTGATGTTTCGTGTTGTATGACGCTAGTGACTAGTTGGCTGATGATGTTGTCGTCGCTCATGGGTTTGTTTCTCTGCCGATGCAGTCCCATCCGCAGGCTGCGTATCCGGCGATGTCGGTCCATGAGTCTTGTTTATTTGCGGACCATCCGATGCGTGACACTTTGAGTAGGATCATCATTATTGCTACGTCGTGGGGTTTGATTTGTGGGGTGGGGTTTCCGCTGGTTTCTGTGATGCGTGCTAGGTAGATGTTCCATAGGTCTGCGGTGCATCGGAAGTCTCCGATGGGGTCGCCGTAGTGGTTGTTGCGTTCGCCGTCTACGAGGGTTGCTGCTTCGTGTAGGAGTTGTGTGCGTACGGTTTGTTTCTTATCCATGTTGAGCCTCTTTTGCGATTTGGATAATATGTTTCTGTTTGTGGGAAGTGTTGTTCATTCCCTGTTTGGACCAACTTTGCACTACCATTTCGGCAGGTTCTACACTACCATTTCGGTCAGCCACGGCGGGCCTCCACAGCATTAATAAGAAGATCAATTGCCGCAACAGCAGCAACAGATGTGCAGTCACGCAACGTATACCGATAGCCGACTTTGCCGTGCCAGACAACACTTGCAATCACCCACGCTCGCATTAACCGGGAACGGTCAGAACGCAAACAGGCTCCGTCGGCAACAACCTCTATAGCGGAACGGCGATCCAAATTGCGTTCCGAAATCAGATCGTTTACCGCATACTTGTTCACTTCGTAATGAATCCCATGCCAGATTTCGTGGGGTACCACATAACGGAGATGACGTTTGTTGGGGTTGAGGAACACATCGGGTCGCACGAGGATGCGTTTATGGTAGGCGTCGCAGACGGCGGTACCCCGATCTCGTGGGGACGGGATGATTACCCAACCACGTTCTTTGAGGTACATGCCGGGTGCCCCACATTGGGTTAGATCAAGACTCATGCCGAACCTCAACCCACACTTTCAACGCATGTTTCATAGCACCGGTTAACGGCAGGTTTGCCGACTTAATGGTTTGTGCTAGCGCATCTCCTGCATCTCGCAACCGTTCAATTTCGTCGGCTGCTTCCCATCGCACTTCTTCGTCGTTAGGCAAACTTTGCAAGAGCCGCAAACTTTCTTGGGTGGCTAACCGTATAGATTCGGCTGATGAATACAGTTTGGAAATGACATCTTCTTTGGGGGGTGCAGACCGTTCTCTGGCAGCCCGGAATATTGAGGAGTTCATAAGGTTGTTGCATCCAGTTGTTTTTGTAGCCGCATGTAACGGGCGTATTCTCGTTCTACAGCGTCACGCAACAAATTGATTTCAGCCGCTGCGTCTGCCATGAGGCGTACCGCTTTCGCAGAACCAACATAGTTTTCCAGTTCGACAACAATGTCAGAATGCGTCATGGCGCACCCCGTAACCGAGGGCGATGAACAGTTCGCCGGGGGAGCAACCCAACAGTTTCTCCAAAGCGATCAGATGGTTGACGGTAGGACGGGCACGGTTCGACACCCAGTAGTAGACGGTTGTAGCAGAAACATTGATTTGTTCTGCCACATATTGTTGGGTGAATCCGGTGTACTTCAACTTGCGTCGGAGCAGTTCAGGAAAAGTCACGATTAATGGTTCCTTGTTTGAGTTTGTTGCGAATAACAATGCACGATTTGATAATAACTAACGGTTGCGAGGTCCAGCCATCTTCGGTGATTTGACCTACGATTGCTAACCAGTCGTCGGTTTCTTTGATGATGTAGCCGACTGCGTGAACATGGGCTGGGCCTGTGATGTTGGTGTCGTGATCTTCAGGCGACCACCATACGTTGCCGCTGTATGGTTCTTGATGGTCTAGCCACACAATGTATTCGGGGGTCATCGGTTTACTAGCAGATAGACGGCGGCTAGGACGTTGATGCCGCTGATTACTATTCCCCGGTTGCGGTTGTCGGTGTCGATGTTGACGGATGCTAGGAGCATGAGGGCGGCGTAGACCAGCAGGTAGATGAGGCAAGCGATTATCATTCTTTGATCCATCCTTTGCCTCCGCATTGGGGGCAGCGTTGGTAGTAGTCGTCGTATTCTGAGAGGTTTCCGGTTCCCTCGCAGTTGTCACAGGTGTTGTATTCCGGGGCTTTCTCGTCCATGTCCAGAGGTTACTCGGCATCTGTGGCTTCCGCATAGGCTCGCATGAACTGGCCTCTCATAACCTCTACTTGGGTGGAGGCGCAGATGTTGCGCCACCCGATAGCACGGGCAGCGTTGCGGGTACGAATGGTGGCGAACGATGGGGTGCCGTACGAACCGACCTTGCGAACCTGCTCCTGTACGTCAGCCCATGCTATTGCCATGTCGGGGCTGACACCCTTAACGGGGGCTGCGGACTTCAGTTTCAGTTGGTCGAACTGCTTACGGAACTTGGTGGGGGACAGGATGTTGGTGCGCCAGAACGAATCCTGCTGGCACCAGCGGAGTACTGTTTCGATCTCTGCCCAGTCCCTGCCGTCGATCCGGTTGAGCCTGTCCATATCGCCTAACCATAGGTCGGTGATATTGGGGCGCTTGGCCCCGTTGCCGACCATGAGTTCTGCAAGCAGGTCACACATGCGGATTGTTTCTGCCCGGTATGCCAACGGTTCCTTGGCAGCCACGATTGGGGTTTGACTAGCGGATAGTTGGTCGTCTGTAGCAACATCTTGGCAATGGGCGCAGGTGCTGGACCGGGTGGTCTTATGCCACCGGTTGTGCATGGCGAGTGTGCCGCCAGCAGATTGACCTTTGTTGGTTTCATTTACCTGCCATGCATCCCATGCCACAATCCGGTAACCGGTATCTTCTACAGCCCACAGGCTGCTAGCCACAAGGCGTTCCGCTACGTCAGCACAGACGACGCTCATACCCAAACACAGTCGGGGCAGCATCACAGCCGGGATAACAGGGTCATTGTTCTTCTTGGCGTAGGCAAGGCCACGCACAAACAGTAGTTCGGCATCGGCTCCTGCCCCTACGATCTTCGGGTCGTCCATGTAATCAACGGACAGTTTCACCCACAGGGTCTTAGTCATGTTAGTTGTGTCCCCCTCAGGACTTGTAGTATTCCTCTAATGCTGGCCGGATAAGTTCGGTCCATGTTGACAAGCGTACCATAACCAATCCTTCTTTCCCCCAATCGTCAGGCATTAAAATTGCCCGACAGGGTTTCTTGATACTGCCGACCGCTGTTTGGTTCGACTGTACCTGCGCCTCAATGCGACGCCACGCTGTGACCGCAGGCCCGATCTGAGCGCCCGCCTTAACTTCGTTGGCAAATAGGGCATCGCCCCAATTCTCCTCATTGGCATCTCCAAACTTGTGCGAGGGTGCGACACCCAACGCTTTCCGTGCTTCCCGTTGCTTGCTCAAACCTTTACGCCGGTTGCGTTGCCCCCGACATTTGGGGCAGGTGCACCCACGGATATGACCTGCCGGGTTCTTCCGAACCGTACCGAACAGGCCACATCCGCAAACGCAATCATCTTTGGTCGGACCAATCATTTCGTCCACATTCGTTCCCATCGCATATTGGCACGCTGTCGGGGAGTTGCCCCCCC